TATTAAAAACGCAGAATCAGACTTACATACGGATAGACCAACAACTCAAAGAGTGGATGATAAGGGTATTGTATTCCCAGAAGACACAGCAACAAAGACAGATATTAACTTTGGTGAGAATAATGAATATATACGGGGATATGAAAGATATTACAAAGTATGGGTCAAAAGATTCCACATAAAGAATAATATTGACAAAACAGAAGATGTGTTGCTCGAAGATGAGATGGAGGAATTTTTAGCTAGACCTGCTGTAAAGATAAATGGACAGCCTATGACAGATGCCAAAAAGGCTCAGGGCATCATAAATCAGATGATACAGCAATATGAACAAGTGAAGCAAAAGGCGGAAATGGAAGAAATGGAGCCACCTCCATTCCCAGAAATACAAGAAATAACATATGCAGACCTTGTTAATGAAGGATTACTAGAGACCGTGTCTGTTCCCGTTCAAAGGGTTAAGATGTGCGTCATCATGGGAGATGAATATCTCTACTCTCGTGTCTTACCTGTGGAACACTACCCTATCGTATTGTTTATGAATATTCATACCAGAACACCCTACCCGGTATCTGACGTTAGGATGGTTAAAGATATGCAAGAGTATATTAATAAGACGCGGTCTCTTATCATTGCACATGCTACAACGAGTACGAATACAAAGATATTGATACCTAGCGGAAGTGTAGATATGCAGGATTTTGAACAAAGATGGGCTCAGCCGGGTGTTGCTATTGAGGTTGATATGGATTCGGGTGCTCCCCAGCCAGTACAGCCCACCCCATTACCCAATACTTTATATCAAAATGAGAACATGGCTAAGACAGATATAGACCATGCATTAGGTTTGTATGAATTAATGCAGGGAAATTCTGAAGCAGCTCCGCATACCTACAAAGCAACGGTATCACTTGATGAATTTGGTCAAAGAAAGATAAAGTCAAAACTTCAGGATATAGAAACAGGTTTAGTTAGAATGGCTAAGGTTGCTATTCCACTTATGCAGCAGTTATATCAAGCAGAAAAAGTAATTAGATTGGTCCAGCCTAACAACAGTCTAAGTGAGATTGCTGTTAATAAGAAGTTATATGATGACAAAACAGGAGAGGTAAGCGTAATAAATGACATTAGTAGAGGGGCTTTTGATGTTGTTGTTGTTACTGGTTCTACTCTTCCAACTAATCGCTATGCACAGCTTGAAATGTATATGGATGCATATGAGAAAGGAATTATTGATAAGCAAGAAGTTCTTAAAAAGACAGAAGTTTTCGATATGGAAGGAGTTATGGAAAGAACTGATATAATAGGACAACTTCAAAGTCAGGTAAAACAGCAGGAAGAGCAAATTAAAAAATTAAAAGGTGATATGCAAACTCGTGAACGAGAGGTATATCATGCTAAGCAAAGAGCAGAGTTAGAAAAATTTAAGTCGGACCTCGATAAGACTTCAACCCAGTCGAAATCGGCAGGCAAGTTATTCGAGAAACGCCTTGATGATGCCCTTGGACAGGTAAAGAGCGAAGTGCGAGAAGTCGTAGCTCAAGCAAAGAAAGATAATAGTACCTCTAAGTCCAAATAGAGTCTATTAAATGAAAAGGACAAACAATGGAAGACGCTTTCGCACCTGATAATCAGGTTACCGAAGAAGCAGTACCAGACGTAAGTCAGGAGCAGGGATTAACGCCCGAGTCAGCATTTGACCAGACTCAGGATAAAAATGCTCTGGTAGATGAATTTTTCCGTGCAAACCAAGTTGAGGAAACTCAACCTGACCCTAGTAGTGAGCCTTCTCCAGTAGAAGTACCTCAGGAGGGAGCGGCAGAACCTACGGTTGAAGAACCAGTTGATAATGATGTTAAGCGTTATCAATATTGGCAAAGTGAGGCTGATAAAGCTAGAAATCAAAATGCTGAATTGCAGCAGCGATTAATGCATATTGAACAACAGATTCATCAACCTCAGCCACAAGTAGAGTCAGAACCACAGGAACAGTTCCCATCTCCACCTACAAAGCCTAGTAGACCTAGGAATTTTAGTAGGACAGATGCTGCGGATGACCCCCAGTCTGAATCGGCTCAATATCTTGATGAAGTAGACGAATGGCGAGATAATATGGATGAGTATAATAGATTGCATCAACAGTATACTCAAGCAGTAATGGCTGAAGAACGAGAAAGATTGCATCAAGAGAGAGAGGATATACGAAGAAGACAGGTGGAAAAGGAAAATTACGATAAGAATATGGCAGATATGTCTAAGCATCTTACAACTACATACAATGCGACACCTGAAGAGGTAACCCAATTTGTTAAAGTTATGGATGACCCAAAGAATATTACCGTTGACAATCTTTTTCAGCTTTTCCGTATGCAATCTGGTGGTGAGGTAACAGCTCCGGTAACGCAAACAGCACCAAATGAAAGCTTTGAGCAACGTAAACGCGCTCAGAGTGTGCCAACTCCAATGGGGGTTGTACCTTCTCAGAATAATGCTGCAGCGACTGGAAGTGATTCTGTAATGGACTCTATGATTAATGATTACAAAAACAGGAATCCTTTTGGTTAAGGGTTCTTAACTAAGGAGTTTATTACAAATGGCAAATGCTTATAGTAATGACACAGGTGTTACGCCGCAAGGTGTAAGCATCAATGACTCCCGTCGAATATATAATTTTGGCGAAAGAGTCTCGGAATTAGCTCCTCAGCAGTCACCGTTTTTTGTGTATCTTAGTAAAGTTGCGAAGGAGTCTACTGATGACCCCGTTTTCAAATTTCTTGAACAGCGTCATCAATGGCAACGTAGAAACTTCACAACCAAGGATTGGGATACCAAAACTTCCGGAGGCAAAGCTAAAGGTGATACTATTTCCGCCCTTCATGTAGTATGTGACTATGATAAATATGGAAACGCGGTTACATCCGCTGCTCCTCAATTTCTTCTCGTAGGACAGATAGTACGTATTGGAGGAAAAGCCTTAAGAGTTACCGCAGTTAACGGAGTTGGTGATGGAACAGCTCGTACTTACGCAAGTGGTACAGCAACATCATTTACCTCTATAGATGTTAAATGTCTAGAGGCTGTTGCAGCGGCTACTGGAGGCTCCCATAAAGCACAGGTTATCGGTAGTGCATGGGGTGAGGGTACAACAGACCCTGAAGGCTGGAAAGACGAACTGTATTCCAGAGAAGGATACTGTCAGATTTTTAAGACAGCAATCCAGTTGTTCTCTGGTACTGCTTTGGCTACCCGCTACAGAGGTCGCCCTGATGAATATCGTAGGGTTTGGGCTGATAAGTTAATGGAGCACAAAATGGACATTGAGCATGCTATGCTTTTTGGAGTTGGTGCTGCTGACGAATCTGCTTCTGATGGACCAGTGCGTTATACTCATGGTATTGTACCTTACACTGAAGCTAATGGAAAAGTCTACAATATGGACTATTCATCTTCAACCTATGATACTTTCATAGATAACATGCAGGATTTCTTCGCTCCTGAGACTGGAAATAGCGGTGACAAACTTGTACTTACTTCGCGTAAGGTACTAGCTTGGTTACAAAAGCTAAGTAGCGATAGTTTCTTAAAGAATACTGTTGGTACTAGCCAGTACAGACTAGACGTTCAAAACATCAAAGGCTCTTTTGGGCATGAAGTAACTAAGGTTAATACAATCTTTGGTAATCTTCACTTTGTTGCTGAACCTTTATTCCGTAATCAGGATGAGGATATTGCACTTGCAGTTGACTTAGCAAATGTTAAGTACAGACCATTGTCTGGTAATGGCGTATCTCGTGATACCCATATCATGACCAATGTGCAGAATAATAACGTTGATGGACGGAAAGATATGATTCTAACCGAAGCCGGTTTGGAGATTAGCTTACCTGAAACTCACGCTATTATGAAGTGGGTTCCTTAAATCCAGTTAAGTATATTTAGGGGGGTCTTCGGACCCCCTTAAATGGAGATATAATGTCATTTAGTACAAGATTAGCAAATTATACGAACTCAACTGGAAACGAGAATACAGCAGACGCTCTTAAAAGAGGCGTGGATTATACCATTGGAGTAGTTAGCGCTATGAAACCCGGTATGCTAACATTGTTTTCTTATAATAGAAATCTGGGTACTATTGTAGCAAATGACCTTAACTGGATGAGAGCATTCAACGCATCTTATTTATTAAATGTGAATAGAGAAGAGGGCTCAACTGAATATTCATGTAGACCAGTTAGTGAGAAAATGAAGCGTCAATTAAGTGATAGTAGTAGTATATACTATGTGACTTATCAAGACCCTGTATATTTTTTAAATCAGTCAGGAACTGTTACAATAAAACCAGATACTAGCTCTTCAAATAAGGGTTATTTAATAATAGTCCCATCTTCTGAAGGTAGGGTTATTGATGATAGTGCAGAAAGCATTACAATATCTCAGGTCAATCAAGGAGGGCAAAATCCTAGCTTTGGTGCTAATGAAGGATTCCCGGTGTCATTTCAAGAGTTAGTTGTTTTACATGCCGCAGAATGTCC